AGATGTGTTGTCAGGTATAACTGCAAGTTCAGCAGATATTGACGTAGTTGTTACTTATTTAGATCAAACATTATAATAGGAAAATAAAAATTATGAGTGGAATAATAGGAAGTAAATTTAACCATAGAGGTTCTGGACTTGTAGGAAGTCTGGGAACAGATGGACAGCATATGCTAAGTTCTGGTGCTGGTAAAAAAAATGTTTTTGAAACAGTAACGGCTAGTGGTGTTACTGAAGCAGAAGGAACAGCTATTAGACAAGATGTTTTAACTCTTGCTCTTAAACAGGCAGTACAAGAAAATTCTACAAAATTTAATTTAACTAATTCTTCAATTTGTAAATTTGAAGCAGATGCAGATTTTAATTTAGCTGGTTCAACATCAATTGGTAGAAATGCTAGTGAATATGTAGCTTCTGTTATAGGAGAAATAGTACCAACTGAAGCAGTAATGTATGTAAAATCAAATTCATCAACAGATGGTAGCACTTCATTTACCGATAGTTCTTCTGAAAATGAAACAATAACAGCAGGTGGTACTACTGACCATTCAACAGACCAAGCAAAAATAGGAACATCATCAATATATAATGCTGGAACTGCAGCAGCGGGAGCTAACAAAATATCAGTACCTCATGCAGATACAAGTACAACTATGGATTTTGGTACTGGAGCTTTTACATTAGAGGGTTGGTATAGATTTAATGATGTTAGTAGAAACCAAACATTAATTTCACAAGGTGGAATTGGTGGAACAACAACTTATCAAGGTTGGAGCTGGCATTACAATGCAGTAGATGCTGACAACTTGCGTTTTAGAGTTTTTCCTTCTAATAGTTCATCAAATACACTTAATGAACATAGTGCAACTGTTTCATTATCAAATAACACTTGGTATCATATAGCCATAACAAGAAGTTCTTCTGGTGATATAAAATTTTATTTGGATGGAGTAATGAATGCTGGAGGAACTTCGTCAGTTGATGTTCCAAACAGTGGTGGTGTTGATTTTAGAATGGGTACAAGTGGTGATGGCACATGGGGTTTTGATGGTTATATGGATAATATTCTTGTTTGCAAAGGATTAGCAAAATATTCAGCAACTTTTACACCCCCAACTACTTATTATGGTCAAACAGTAAGTGCAACTGGAACAGCTTTAGGAACTACAAATGTTCCATCAAGTGCAGTTACAGATGTTTCAGGAGTTATGCTTTTGAAAAATGCTTTTGGCACAAACACTTTAGGAACTGATGTTAAAGCATATTTCACAGCAGATAATTCTGCTTGGACTGAAGCGGCTTCTTATGCAGATGCTGGAACTTTCTCAACAGGAATTAAAATGATTAAACTTGGCAAGACTACTTGCACAAGTGGTTCAGATGTTCGTTGGAAAATTGTTTGGGCGAACCAAGTAGCTTCTTCAAAAGAAGGTCATATATATGGAATAGGATTAAATTATTAATTATGAGAGATACTAAATAATTAAATACTTTAATAAATAATATTATGAGCAATTTGGATGACAAACTAAACAAGATACTAGGTGTTCCAACCACAATAACATCTACTACTCCACCTGCAAAGGTTCCGAGAGTAGAAGATAAAAATAAGGAAGACATTGATAACGATTACAAGTATAGTAGGGAAAACTACTATAACTTGATAGAGCGTGGAACGGATGCTGTTGATGGTATATTAGAAATTGCTAAAGAAGGCCAACACCCACGTGCCTATGAAGTTGCAGGTAATCTAATTAAACAAGTTGCAGAAACCGTAGATAAGTTGGAAGACTTACAAGGCAAAATTAAAAGACTTAAAGATGTACCTGACAAAGCACCTTCAATTAAGAATGCTTTGTTTATAGGATCATCAGCTGAATTACATAAATTGCTCAAAGATAAACCGAAGAAAAAAGAAGAACCTAAAAAAGAAGATTTAAAAACGGTATCGGAGCAATCACAGGACGAATTAAAACCTATTACAACAACAGCGGTTACAAGTCCTATGTCAGATGAGTAATGAAAGTCTATAAAGCAAAAAAAAATCATCCTTTAAAAAAAACATTTCTTATAAGTAATTTAACTTATATAAGTAAGCGACCTTGGCCTTCATTGATGAATGGTGAGGAAATGGAAGACCCTATAGAGGTTATTCAACATAAGGTTAATAAGGTGCCAAGGTTAGGAGTAGGTGGACAACCTTACAAAGAAAAACTTTACTCAACTAAAAAAGGTTCAAGTAGAATTAATGCGGCTGTACTCAAAGGGTATGACGCAATAGAAGGAATTATAATTAATGCCTGATAGTAGAGAAGCATATTTAGGAAATCCTAATCTACAAAAAGCAAATGTAGAAAGAGAATTTACACAGGAACAAATATTAGAAATTCAAAAGTGTATGGAGAATCCTGTATATTTTATTGAAAAGTATTTAAGGATTGTTTCTATTGATGAAGGTCTTATACCTTTTCATATGTATGGGTTTCAAAAAGAAATGGTGGATACATTCCACAATAACAGATTTTCAATTTGTAAATTGCCTAGACAATCAGGTAAATCTACAATAATTTTAGCATACATTTTGCATTACGTAGTATTTAATCCAAATGTAAATGTAGCAATTCTTGCTAACAAATCTTCTACAGCAAGAGATTTATTAGGACGATTACAATTAGCATATGAAAATTTACCTCCATTTTTACAACAAGGGGTATTGAATTGGAATAAAGGTTCTTTAGAATTAGAAAACAATAGTAAAATACTCGCAGCTGCCACATCTTCAAGTGCAATTCGGGGCGGATCATATAATATTATTTTCCTAGATGAGTTTGCTTTCATACCAGCAAACATTGCTGACCAATTTTTTAGTTCAGTTTATCCTACAATATCTTCTGGTAAAAAATCCAAAGTAATTATTGTATCTACACCACACGGAATGAATATGTTTTATAAAATGTGGAATGATTCAATACATAAAAGAAGTGATTATGTTCCTATTGATGTACATTGGAGTGAAGTACCAGGAAGAGATGATAAATGGAGAGAAGAAACTATAAGAAATACTTCCGAGGCACAATTCGCTTCAGAATTTGAATGTGAGTTTGTAGGTTCAATTGATACTTTAATTAATCCTTCTAAACTTAAAATATTATCTCACGTAACCCCAATAACTTCAAACGCAGGTTTAGATGTTTATACAAAACCTATAGCAAACCACGATTATATAATGACCGTTGATGTTGCTCGTGGTTCAATAAGAGATTACTCAGCATTTGTTTTATTTGATGTCACTACAATGCCATATAATATTGTAGCAAAATTTAAAGATAACGAAATAAAACCTTTATTGTTTCCACACACAATTGAAAAGGTTGCGAAAGCTTATAATAATGCTCATATATGTGTAGAAGTAAATGATATTGGAGGACAGGTTGCAGACGCATTGCAATTTGAATTAGAATATACAAATCTTTTAATGTGTCAAATGAAAGGCCGTGCAGGTCAGATATTGGGTGCAGGATTTTCAAAAAGAGGAACTCAAATGGGAGTTCGTATGACCAAACAAGTTAAGAGAGTAGGGTGTGCTAACTTAAAGACTTTAATTGAGAGTGATAAAATGTCTATACAAGATTTCAATATGATAGAAGAATTATCAACTTTTATTAGAAAAGGACAACACTTTCAAGCTGAAGAAGGTGCAAATGATGATTTGGTTGCCTGTCTTATTATCTTTGCGTGGTTATCAAATCAAAGATATTTCAAAGAATTAACTGACCAAGATGTTAGAGCAAGACTATATGAAGAACAAAGAAATGCAATTGAACAAGATATGGCACCTTTTGGATTTAAAGATGATGGATTAGATGAAGAAATTATCCAAGATGATAAGGGTGAAGTATGGCATCCTGTACGAGTAGATAAAGGTCTAGGTTAACATTTTAATAAATAAGAGTAGAGATAATTGATACTTATTATCTAATAAGGAATAATAAGAGGAGAACATATATATGGCATTTCAAGTTTCACCAGGCGTTCTCGTAAAGGAAAAAGATTTAACAAATGTAATACCAGCTGTTGCAACATCTATTGGTGCAATAGGTATTCAATCTACAAAAGGTCCCGTAGATGAAGTGGTATCTATTACTTCTGAAAAAGAATTAGTGGACACATTTGGAAAACCCGATTCTAATAACTTTGAATACTTTTTTACTGCTGCTAGTTTTTTAGCATACAGTAATAGTTTAAAAGTTGTACGAGCAACAAACACCGGCTTGCTGAATGCTACAGCAAACGGAAGTGGTCTTTTAATTAAGAACACTACAGACTACCAAGACAACTATTCTACAGGACAAGGTTCCGTTGGAGAATGGGCAGCAAGAACAGGCGGGTCTTGGGGTAATAACTTAAAAGTATCCCTTTGTCCTTCCTCTACGGTTTATGAAGAAACAGCTAAAACAACGGTTTCAGATGGCTCAATTGCTGTCGGAGACACAGGACTAACCCTTGCGGCTGGTACTGGTTTTAGTGTTGGCGATATTATAAACTTTGGAGAAGATGGCGGATACGAATATAGAGTCCTTACGGTTTCAGGCGCGAATATTACTTTTGTAAGACACGATGGTTCAGACCAAGGAGGATTACATACTGCTATTGCTAACGGCGTAAGTGTTAGACGTAGATGGAGATATTATGATTTAGTTGCAGGTGCTCCAGGAACATCAAGTTATGTTTCTGATAGGGGCGGAAGCAATGATGAATTACATATTGTTGTGAC